GGGCGGCATTGAGAATCCTCATGGTAGTCTGGTGCGTCTGGCGCAGCTCTTTTACAACCGGGTCATCCTCTGGCAGGCCGGAGCAGAACGCGGGGATGGTCTTTGAGAGTAATTCCAGAGTTTCGGGGCGATAGGGCTGCTTGGCCGCTGTGCTGCGGAGCAAGTCGTTACCCGCGGCCTGGGCCTGGGCGACCGCCTGCGTCTGACCAGCGGCCTTGGCCTGCTTTGCGAGACCCGACAACATTCGCAAAATCAAATCCACCTCATACGCCGTGTAATTCACGTCCATCACCTCGAATCGAGTATACAGGGCTGTAGGTGGGGTGTCAACAAATAACGTCCGGCCAGAGCCGGGGGAGGAAAAAGAAAATGTTAACAACGATTATTTTAGTGGTCCTGTGGCTTATTGCGGTGCCGTTCTTATTGGGCATTATGTTCTCGCTGGGGTGGCATACCGCAAAGTGCCTGTTTCGGGATACCGCAAGCGCCACTGCGGTGATTCGGGTGGAGCCGGAACCGGAGCCGGACGATGAGGATGTGCTATGAGTGAGGGCCGACCATGGAACTGATTGAGCGGGAGGCGCTGTTAGCAAAAATTCAGAGGTATGTCGATGGGACTTTTAATGGCATGTGTAGCGGTGAGTTGCGGATAGAGTATGGCCCAGGTGGTGTGGTTGCTGCAAAGACTTCTGTTGCACATGATATTTTTTGTGTGTGCAAAAGCTTGGTTGAGAAAGCGCCGACCATCGACCCCGTCAAAGCGGCGGGCGGGTGCAGGTGCGGGGAGTGCAAACATTATGCGCCTGGAACCGAAATGCCGTGTGCAAGTATGGATGGGCTTGTTGAGCCGGACGAGGATGGCTTTTGCAGCTACGGAGAACCGAGGGAGGCGCAGGACGATGGCTGAGTGCATCTACAAGACCTATGACGGCCACTGTACCAAACACAGCGACGCTGTTGTGCTGGAGTATTGTGTGGAGGGGCCATGCGACGACGAGACGCTGCCGGAGCCGCCGAAGGAGGCCGAGCATGATTGACTAGGACGAGACCCGCATGGAGGCCGCCCGTGATGTTGCTGACTGACCACGACCTCTCCGCCCTCTCTACGGCCCTGAGAGAGTGCAAACCGTTGACCCTTCCGACGTTCGTTATTGGAGACCGCAAAATCTGTATTTCGGTTTGTCCTGCGTCCCCTGCGTGGCCTGTGGAGATGCTGGTCAGAGTAGAGATGTGGTGGCCGGGATGGTATATGAGCAAGTATTGCGAGAGTGCGGAGGAGGCTGAGGAGGTTATCAATGAGCAAACCTAGGTACAAGTGGTGGGGATATGTCAAGAACGTCATTAGGGACTACCCGCGCCTGAAACGATGGCATGACGAGCTGATGGGAGAGACCACCTTGACAGCGGCCTACGGAAGCACAGGGGGAGGGAGACCCAGCGAAGTCAGTAACCCTACATATCAGGTAGCCACCAGGGAGATGCCCAAGCAGGAGCAGAGAGAGTACGAAGCCGTCAGGAGGGCGATTGAGGCCACTGAGCGCAAGCACGATGGCAAGGTACGCCTGGACGTTATCCGCATGGTGTGTTGGGAACAGACCCACACCTTATCGGGGGCCGCTCTTGCTGCGCCAATGTCCTACCGTACAGCAAGGCGCATTCAAAGTGAATTTGCTGTCTCTGTAGCTAGGGGGTTGGGCTTCTTATAAAAGTTGGCCCCCAAGAGCCAAAAAACAGGCGTAGAATAGTACCATGAAAAACAGCGGGAAGCGGGATATACCTGCCCCACGTTTGTAGTCGCCCCGGCCCGGCGGGATATCCGGGACGGCCCGCAGGACAGCCGTAACCCTGCACTATAGCCCTGAGTGGGCTATACGTCTCCATCATCTGCATGAGGGTGGCGGAGGCCCGAGCGATGTGATATGATATCCGAGAGGTGAGAGGGATGGACGAATTACTTCCGTGTGCCCACTGTGGTTGCACAGAGACCGCAGAGTGGGAAGACGGCGAGGGCATCTATTACATCGCGTGCACAGCCTGTTCGGAGAATGTCTTTGGGACAAGCCGTGAGATGGCGGTTGAGGAATGGAATAGAAGACCAGAATAAAAAGCCGCCAGGGGACCTTAATCCTCTGGCGGCGCTGTATTTGAGCGTGGGCAATCCGTTCACAGATCATCCTTCTTGGACGGGAAGAGTTCGTCTAAAGAAATCCCCAATGCGTCACAAAGCACCCGGGCGGTGGAAAGACGGCAGTCACCGCGGGCCTCAATGTCTTGAATCGTGCGTAGAGATACGCCGCTGATTTGTGACAACTTGGCGGCAGACAGGCCGAGTTCCTTTCGTATCTCTTTAAGTCTCATCCGTTTCACCTCTGACGAGCCGAAGCACAATGAGGGTGAGCAGGGCGCAGCTATGGAGGATGACCAAAGCCCTGTTGATGATATTCCAGTGGCACAAGCTGGCAATTCCAACGTTGACCGGAAGGAGCAAGGTCAAAAACAATCTGGCATTCATGTTGCACCATCCTTTCGTTTCGGTTATAATGGCCTTAGCAAGGGGGAGGGCTAGTCCCCCTTGCCAGGCCGTTGGCTAGGACTTGATTGCTGTGATGATAGAAGCTATTGCGATGATGGCTTGAATCACGAGGGCGATTATGGTTTCTGCTGATGGCCTTTTCTTTTGCCGTTTACGCTTCCTCATCGGGTCTCACCTCCTTTCCTATGGTCTTATTATAGCACGTAAATACGTGTAAGTCAAGCGTTTGGATGAAATAAAACAGAAAATATTCTTAGAGCTGTCTGCATTTGCGGGCGGCTCTTTTTGATGTCGGGGGAGGTGGTGATATGAGTGCAATCCCTTTTTACGACGGTAGCGCGTGGCGGAGATTGCGCCGTGAGGTTATGCGGGACGACCATAATGAGTGCCAGATATGCAAAGCCCGGCACAAGCACACCAGAGGGGTAATCGTCCACCATATCTATCACCTGGAGGACTATCCCCAATGGGGGCTGATGAAGTATGTTATCGACCCGGTAACGGGGGTAGAGGTACGGAACCTCGTCACAGTATGCAGAGAGTGCCACGAGACTGTATGCCACCCTGAGAAGACCTGGACGACGGAGCGTAAAGAGCCGGTGTCGGAGGAGAGGTGGTAGCCCCCCGGTCGGAAAAATCGGAGTTTAAGGCGGGACCTCCTACTCGGTATGGCTCTAGACAAGAGAGGAATCCACGCGCACACGATAGGAATTTTAGAAAGGCGGTGATGAGGAATGGCAAATCGGGATGAGATACGGCAGGACCTGCTTGAACAGTTGGAGCGAAACGGGACTGTGGGCAAGTTCTACATGGACTTGGTGGAGGATTACATGGGCCTTTACGACGTCAAGACCGGCCTGTTTGCGGATATCCGGGAGCGGGGGGAGAAGGTTCCGGCGGTGACGGCGGCGGGCCTGGAGACGGGGAAGAAGACCAACGATTCGGTGACTGACCTCCTGAAGGTCAACGCCCAGATGCTCAAAATTATGGACAGCCTGGGGCTGGATACCGACCAGCCGACCAATACCGGCGGTGATGGCGATGGTGACGCCGACCGGCTGTAGGTACATCGACGACTACATCGTATCTGTCCGCAGTGGAGCACGACCGGCGTCCAAGGAGATGCGGCAGGCGGTGGAGTATATCAGCGGCAAGCTGTCTGATCCGGGGGTGGTCATAGACACGGCCAAGACGGAGCGGGCCAGGGAACTGATTGAAAAGTACTTCGATATGACGCTGATGGACTGGGAGCTGTTCGTGCTGGCGCTGGTCCATTGCTGCTACGCGGACGATACGCTGGTTTTCACGGAGTTCTTTATCATGATGGGGCGCGGCAACGGCAAGAACGGCTTCATATCCGGGCTGGCATGGTATCTCACTACCCCGGACCACGGCATTCAGGGTTATAACGTGGATATCATCGCAAACAGCGAGGACCAGGCGAAGACCTCCTTTGAGGACGTATACGAGATGCTTGACCGCAACTGGACAAAGCTCAAGCGGTTTTTCTATAAGTCCAAGGAACTGATTAAGTCCTTGAAAACCGGCAGTTACATCAAATTCAATACCTCCAACGCCCGCACGAAGGACGGCAAACGCTCCGCCTGCCTCATCTTTGACGAAGAGCACGAATATGAGAATGACGACAGCATCCGGGTATTTAAGTCCGGCTTCGGCAAAAGGAAGCACAGCAGGGTTTTTAAAATCACCACCAACGGCTACGTTCGGGACGGCGTGCTGGACAAGGACCTGGAAATTGCCCACGCGGTTCTGAACGGGGAAATAAAGCACAGCCGCCTTTGCCCGCTGATATACAAGGCGGACGGGGAAGAGGACGTAGGCGATAAAAACGCCTGGGTTAAGGCCTGCCCGTCCCTTCCGTACCTGGACAACCTCCGTATCCAGATGGACCAGGAGTTCGCGGCCCTGTCCTACGATAAGAGCGTGGAGCTGGACTTCTACACCAAGCGGATGAACCTTCCACGTTCCAACATGGAAATCGCCGTTACGGAATGGGACAATATCGCGTCCACCAACAGGCCGCTGCCGGACCTTCGCGGAATGACCTGTACGGTAGGCATCGACTTTGCCTCTATCCGGGATTGGGCGGCGGTCAATTTCCACTTTCGGAGAGGGGATGAGCGCATTGACATCGGTCACTATTGGCTGTGCCTGCGCAACCCTGACTTGAACCGGGTCAAGGCCCCGTGGCGGGAGTGGGCGGACATGGGTTTGGTGACGCTGGTAGACGATGTTGAGATACACCCGGAGCTTTTAACGGAGTACATTGCCAAGACCGCACAGGATTACTACGTGAAGATGCTGGCCCTGGACAACTTCCGTTACGGGCTGATGAAGGACGCGCTGCTGAAAATCGGGTTTGGGGCGAAGGAGTACGGCAACGTCTGCCTGGTCCGTCCCAGCGACATCATGAAGACCCAGCCGATTATCGATAGCTGTTTCAATAACCAGTGGTTCACCTGGGGGGACAACCCGCCGCTGAGGTGGGCCACCAACAATACCATGCTTGTCCGGTCGGGCCGTAAAGAGGGCACCGATACGGGCAATTTTTATTACGCGAAAATCGAGGCCAAGAGCAGGAAGACGGACCCGTTTATGGCGCTGGTGGCGTCGATGTGCGTCGAGGAAGACAACATATTCTATGCGCCGGGCGAGCTGCCAGACCTGAGCGTTATCATCGGATGAGAGGAGGACAACGATTGGCATTCAGTTTTTTTAAATGGCTGGCGGCGAAGGCCGGGGCAAAGCCGGAGCCGGTTACAGGTACAGAGTTTTTCGACCTCGCCACCGACCTCTACATCCGGGAGCTGGCCTTCCAAGCCTGCGTCAACCTGACCGGGAACGCACTGAGCAAATGTGAGTTTAAGACCTACGAGGGCGACAAGGAGGTGAAGGGGCCGGAGTACTACCTGTGGAACATTGAGCCGAACCAGAACCAGAACAGCACGGCCTTTCTTCACAAGCTGGTGCATCAGCTTTATAACACCAGGACGGCCCTTGTGGTGGAGAACGGCGGCAGGCTCTATGTGGCGGACAGCTACGCCCGGAAGGAGTACGCGCTGTACGAGGACCTGTTCGAGCAAGTGACGGTGGGCGACTTCACGTTTAACCGCACGTTTTCCCAGCACGAGGTGCTGTTCTTCGAGCTGACCAGCGCGGATATGCGGCAGATTACCAAGGGGCTGTACCTGTCCTACGGCAAGCTCATCGCCTACGGCATGAAGGGCTACCAGAAGTCCAGGGGCACCAAGGGCACCATGGAAATAGACGCTCAGCTTATGGGGGACAAGCGGTTTAAGGACCAGTACGAAGTGATTCAAAATGAGGGATTCAGACGGTTCGCTGAGGCGGAGAATGCGGTTTTGCCCCTGTACAAGGGGATGAGGTTCGACGAGCTGGCGGCCAAGACCTACAGCTCCGATACCACGCGGGATATCCGCAGCATGATTGACGATGTGACCGATTTCACGGCGCGGGCGTTTGGCATTCCGCCCCCGCTGCTGAACGGGTCTGTACAGGACGTCAGCTCCGCCACGGACCAGCTCCTGACCTTCTGTGTGGACCCGCTGGCCGACAACATCCAAGAGGAGATTATACGCAAGCGGTACGGGCGGTCCGTGCTGTCCCGCGGCAGCTATATCAAGATTGATACCACGGCAATTAAACACATTGACTTGCTCTCCAACTCCGGCAACATTGATAAGCTGGTTTCCTCCGGCGTGGTCTGCATCAACGACATCCGCGCCATTCTGGGACAGCCGCTGATTATGGAGCCGTGGGCCTGGGAGCACTTCATAACCAAGAACTACGCGACCGTAGAAGAGATTCTGAAAGCACTCAAAGGAGGTGAGACGAATTGAGGAAGTACTATCAATTGGCGGTTGACGAGGAGGCCCGGACAGCGGATATCAACATCTACGGCGATATTACGTCCTGGCCCTGGCTGGAGAGCGACGTGAGCGCCTACGGCCTGTCCCGTGAGATTGTGGGGCTGGATGTGGATGCCATCAACGTGTACATCAACTCCTATGGCGGCGAGGTGGCGGAGGGCCTGGCAATTTACAATTCCCTGAAACGCCATAAGGCGAAGGTCAAAACGGTGTGCGACGGCTTTGCCTGTTCCATTGCCTCCGTTATCTTCGCGGCCGGCGACGAGCGCGTGATGAACGCGGCGTCCCTGCTGATGATTCACAACGCATGGACGCACGCCGAGGGCAACGCCAATGACCTGCGCAAGCAGGCCGACGATCTGGACACCATCACCCAGGCGGCGGTCACGGCATACCTGAACTGCGCGAATATCACTGAGGACAGGGTGCATGAGCTGATGGATGCGGAGACATGGATTCTCCCGGCGGACGCCCTTGAAATGGGCTTTGCAACATCCGTTGTAAATGAGACCGCCAAGGCCCCCAGCCAGTCCGCCCGGAAGCTGGTCTTTGACCGGCTGACGGTGAAGAGCGCCGAGCCTGAGCCGCCCGCGGACCCAACCCCGGCAGAAAAGACAGTATCCGCTTTTTTAAATGCGCTGTGCGCGAAGAAAGGAAGATGACAATGAAAAACCTTGACCAGCTCCAGAAGGAGCGCAACGACATCATGCAGCGCATGGCCGACGCCGTGCGCGAGGACAACACCGAGAACTTCACCCAGGCGTGGAACGACCTGGCCGACGCTATTCAGGAGCGCGTCATCGGCGACGTGAAGGAGATGCAGGCCCAGCAGGACAACAGCATCCTCGCCGCCCGCGGCTGCCGGGTGCTGACCTCCCAGGAGAAGCAGTACTACGAGAAGGTCATCGACGCCATGCGGACCGACCTTCCCAAGCAGGCCCTCACCAGCATCAACACCGTCCTTCCTGAGACCGTCATTGACGCGGTGTTCGAGGATGTGAAGAGCAGCCACCCCCTGCTGAGCGCCATCAACTTCCAGAACACCGGGGCGCTGGTGAAGATTATCCTCTCCACCACCGGCGGCGTCGCCAAGTGGGGCACCCTGGACCACACCATTACCAGTGAGCTGTCCGCAAACTTCCTGGAGATGGACCTGACCCTGGCAAAGCTGACCGCGTTTATCCCCATCAACCGCTATATGCTGGACCTCGGCCCCGCGTGGCTGGACCGCTACGTCCGTGAGCTGCTGACCGAGGCTCTGGCCGTACAGCTTGAAGTCGGTATCGTGGACGGCACCGGCAAGGATATGCCCATCGGCATGAACCGCAAGCTGACCGGCGCGGTGGACGGCGTGTACTCCGCAAAGGACACGGTAACGATTACCGACCTGTCTCCCGTCGCCTACGGCGCTATCCTGGACACCCTGACCAAGGGGCCGAACAGCCGCCGCCGCGCTGTGGACTCCGTGATTCTGGTGGTGAATCCCTCCGACTACTTCACGAAGGTGTTCCCTGCGACCTGCGTCCGGGCGACTGACGGGACCTACAACCACGACGTATTCCCGTTCCCCACCACTGTGATTCAGTCCGTCGCCGTCCCTGCCGGTAAGGCGGTCATGGGCATCGCAAGCAAGTACTTCATGGCTGTCGGCACGCAGAGCGGCGGCAAGATTGAGTACTCCGACGAGTACAAATTCCTGGAGCAGGTGCGGACCTACGCCATCTTCCTGTACGGCTATGGCCGGGCCATGGATGAGAACGCCTTTGTATATCTGGATATCTCCGGCCTCAAGCCCTATGTGCTGACGGTGAAGACCGAGACTGCGCCGGCGGGAAACTGACACGGGCGCTGACCGCTGAGCCTGCCTACACCCCCGACGACCTCGCGTCCATGACCAAGGCCCGGCTGTTGGCCGTGGCCGGGGAAGTCGGGGCGGTGGGGGTCAGCACCCAAAACACCAAGGCTGAGATAACGGCGGCTATCCTGGAGGTGGTCTGATGGACGAGCTTTTGGCCGCGGCGAAAAACTACCTGGATATCACCTGGGAGGACCAGGAGGGCGACAAGAAGCTGAGCGGTATTCTGGAGCGAGGGAAGACCTATCTGAACCGTATCGCCGGGGAAGACCTGGACTTTTCTGAGGGGACCCGTGGCCGTGAGCTGCTGCTGGACTACACCCGGTACGTCCGGGCAGGGTGCCTCCAGGACTTCGCCGGGGACTTTTCCATGGAGCTGAACACCCTGAACGTGGAATGCGAGGTGAGGCGTTATGCCGGGCAAAGCCAAGCCGCAGACCTTTAACGACGGAATAATCTCCATCTACGCGCTGAAAAATACCGCGCTGCCCGGTATGCGGCCGCAGAGCAGATTGGAGCCGGTCAGTCCTCCGCTGCGGTATGAGGAGCGCACCGTGGGGTCCCGCCGGTACTATGACGCAAAGGCTGTGCAAGTTCGGGTGGACAGGGTGCTGCGGGTACAGCGGCGCCCCGGCGTCCTGACGGACCAGATTGCGGTGACGGCGGACGGGGAGCAGTACACCGTCCGCCAGGTGCAATTTCCAGTGGACGTCTCGCCTCAGTGCGCGGACCTGTCGCTGGAGCGCATCAAAGAGGGGGACCGCTATGACCTTGATTGAGTTCGCCGCCGTGCTTGCGGGGGCGGGCGTGCCGGTGCATCACAACACCGCGCCGGAGCTGCCGGGGAGCCGGTATATTGTCTGGCAGGAGTACGGCGGCCGGTTCAGTTATGGGGACAACACCCCGGGAGAGGGTGTGCGGAGAGTCCAGGTTGATTTCTATACCAAGATTGAGCTTGACCCATCCCTGCCCGCCCTGCTGGCCGCTCTGGACGGGGCGGATATTGCCCACGGATACCCGGAGACCACCTTTGACGAGGAGCAGGCCTGCGACCGTCACATCATTGAGTGCGAGGTGATGTAATGGCGAAGCTGAGCGCAAACGGCCTGGAAGGGCTGGAGATGAGCCTGCGGGAGCTTGCGCAACTGCCGGACGACGTGGCAAGCGAAATGCTCCTTGCCGAGGCGGCGGTGATTAAACGCGCCCAGAGGCAGAAGGGCGAGGCATACGGAGTCCACCGCACCGGCGTTACGCTCTCGTCCATCACCCACGGAAAAGTGAAGACCGAGAAGGACGGCAAGGCCGTATATGTCTATCCGCGAGGGACCAATAAAAACGGCGCCAGGAACTCGGAGGTGGCTTTTGTGAATGAATACGGGAAAAAGGGACAGCCCCCACGGCCATTTATCCGCGACGCGAACGAGGCGGCGGCAGATGAGGCGGTAGATCAGGCTGAGAAGATATACCGCCAATGGCAAGATAAAAACGACTTATGAACTGGAGGAATAGAAAATGGCTAATTTCGGTGCAAAGTATCCCTGCTTCGCCCCCTTCAAGGGTGTGGAGCCTACGAACGCCCTGCCCAAGTACGATGCAAAGGTAGTGGTGGGCAAGCTGGTATCCGCCAACCTGACGGTGAATCTCGCCAGCGGCGAGCTGTATGCCGACGACGCCCTGACTGAGCAGCTCAGCGAGTTCGCCAGCGGCACTATCGCCATGGAGACGGACGATATGCTGGACGACGTGGCCGCCGTGGTCTACGGCGCGACTGCCGCTGAGAAGAAGGTTACATACAACAAGGGCGACACGGCCCCCTACGGCGGCCTGGGGTATTTCAAGACCCTCATGCGGGACGGCGCGAAGTACTACAAGGGCTACTTTTATCCCAAGGTGCGGGCGGCCCTGGGCAACGACAACGCCCAGACCAGGGGCAGCTCCATCACCTTCGGCACCAGCAATACCACGTTTACCGTCTTCGCCGCCAATACCGGCGACTGGCGGATTACCGAGACCTTCGACAGCGAGGCGGAGGCAAGGGCGTGGGTGGACGAGCAGTTGGCGCCCGAGGCTGTCACGCCCGGGAGCTGAGCACAAGGGGAGGGGGCGGCGCTGCTGCCCTCTCCCTACTTTTTAAGGCGGTGAAGAGATGAAAGCAGTCAAGGTAGACGTCGGCGGTGAGGAGTATTATCTGCTGTTCAACGGCGCGGCAATGTTTGAGGTGGATGAGCGGTTTGACAGCTCCGCGAAGCTGCTTGACCTACTGAATCAGAACAGCCGGTCCATGTTCGACGCCCTTTGCTGGGTGGTGGCGCTCCTGGCGGAGCAGGGGGAGCTTGTACGGCGCTGCATGGGGTACGACCCCGGAGAGATGCTGAGCGAAGAGACAATTAAGGCCCTGGCAACCCCCACCGACATAATGGAGCTGAGGCGGGCCGTGGTCAATGCAATCATGCTGGGCTATGGCCGGGAGGAAGGGGACGGCGGAGAAGTGGACCTCGGCCTCGCTGAACTCAATCAAAAAAAAAGAAAACGATGACCCCCGCGCGCTATCTGCGCATGGGGGCCACCGTTGGATTTGGGGCAAAGGAGACCATGATGATGTGCCCAGGCGTGGTCTTCGACGCCTTTGAGCTGTATTTGCAGGAGCATGGGGTTAAGAGGGATGAATCTGATTAAATAGGCTCGACTGATACGACGGTCCCAGACAGAACGATAAAGATAAGGCTGCCTTTATAAATGAACTGAGTCTGTACGCCTATCAGGGCATTTCCACCAACAAGCAATGCTTGTTTTTTCAAAGAGTCAATCGTTGTTGCGTACTCATTTGAAAGAAGGCCGTCCCATTTATCGCTCTCCTTAAACATATACAGATCGCTACATGAATGCCTTGATATGACATTTGTAAAATACTTTGTAATCTTGTATCCCTCAAAGTTAAATCCAGAAGTAACCATGCAGTCCATATTAACCCTCCTTTGGTCCAGAGTAACACAGTTGAAAGAAAAAATCAAAATAATTCGGAGGCGTCCTTATGGCGACAAGGACCATATCAACAAGGCTTGCCA